TGCACAAACATTTCACTAATCCTAGATAATAATGTCATTCTGGTAACTCCTCAAAAACAATATAAGCGCCTATAACAATCAATGGAATTGCAATAAATGGAAACTCTAATTTTATTACAACCCTCCTTTCTCTCTGCACTCCTAATTTTCTCCAACGTACTGGAACAGTATAATCACCTAACCTACCTAAAGATGCTCTCCTGCCGTTCCCATATGTTCTGCCACTGTCTCTAGATATAAATAATATGACATTAGGTTCATCATTTGCCTGAATTAGTGTATTTAAATCTTCATATCTATATTGAATTGGCAATGTTATTTCTGGCATTCCTGTATTTACTTCCAATTCAAATCTATCCACTCTTATTCTCTTGTGATTTGGAGAATAAAAGGGGGGTGAATATAAAATAATCCTAATCAAATCATCATTAAAAGTAAAAAATTTATAAGACAATTCATATAATTGATTCGAATTAAATGTTCCTACATAATGTGTAGAATTTAAATAAGCATGAGTTGATAAAGGGGATCTAGAACCATCCTTTAATTGAATTTCATGCCATAAATTCGTTTCTACTACATACACTAATGTCATATTATCTGTCGTAAATGATAACTGATAAAAAGTAAATCCATTTTCTTTATATAAAAATGCTGTTGCATCTGTTATATCCGTAAGACCTTGTAATAATAAATCTATTTCAGATGTACTTACCTTTTGAGGAAAAGCAGTTCCTTGTACTAACATTACACCGGCACATCCATTTTTATTTTGAGCTAAATACATCATTATCTCAAAACCTTCTTTTACTGTGGCAGCAGAATAAACCCCGTGCTCAAATAATGCATTATTATCTCTTGCTAATGGAAAATCTGTAGCCCCTTCGTCATACCAAGTTTCCGTACTTATTTGTCCAAATAAAAATAATCTCCTTTTTAATGTTTTAACAGCAACTAATTGATCTGGAGTTGATTGAAATACGGCGAAATTTAAAACATTCCACATCGTTCCATCGCCTAAATTACTCACATAAAAATTCTGCTGTCCTGCTTGAAAAGTAATAAAATAATTGTCTAACATAGAAACATCTGACGGCAATAATGGAAAACCAAATGTAATCGTACTAAATGTTGATGTTGCTGTATTCCATATGTAACCAGCATTTCCATCAACAAATATAACCTGTGTCTGATTTGCCGTAATTCCTACATAACCACTTGAGGTACCAATAGTTCCTCTCAAAACAGGGACTAATGTCTCATCAAATTCATAAATCTCATTCCCAGAAACCCAATATATTTGTCCTTTGAACACAAAAGAATCTCTGGCTGGACCTCCTCCTATCGCCGTACCATTCTCAAAACCACTCACCGGAACCCATGCCATTTGTTGAGTAGTATTAATCGCCGGAATAGCATACATATTGATAATCCTAGAAGAATTAATTAATACGTCTCTCTCAATTTTATATTCTTTTGGAAGCGGAAAAATTGCTCTAGATGAAGCCATTACCACCACCCATTAATTCCGTTAAGACCCGTATACCATCCTCTATAACGAAGCAATGTAGAAGGTCTTACCATTCTGTCAATATCATTAATATTCATTAAGTTATTGTATAATTTCTGATAAGTGGCTTCGTTTGTTGATGGCCAATTAGAGGATGGATAATATCCCACAAGTCTTCTGGCCAATTCATACATCAAATAATCTTGCAATCCTTGTGAAACGTTTACAATAGGTTGTCCTATTTGAAATTGGTCAAGGAAAAACTTTGCCTGTATCTGACATGAATAAGGCTGATCAGGTATGGCATAAAAATCTAATTGACTATATTGCTCAAACTTACGAAGAAAAACATAACCAGGAATAGTAGTTACCGATAAATCAAATGAATTATCATACAATTGAGTGGCAGTTAATGGATGTACTACAAAATAATAATTATTAAGCACTATTCCACAATATCTCAAATCAACCATCCTATTGGAAACTACATCAGCCGTTATTCCACTAACGTTACTGAAAATATAACTTCTTTGTCCTGCAACTAAGTTAAAATCAATTTCTTTAGTAATAGCAATATAGTTTTCTGCTGCACTTTCATCATTAATAATATCATTTAATATATTGAACCCTCTTTCAAATGATGAACCATCAATCGGCTCTCCATCAGAAAATTCACCAATCAAATGGAAAGCTTCATTAATCAAATAATTTACAGTACGTACTAATTGACCCATGAAGCCTCCATAGGATTAATTAAGATACTACCACTATTGCATATTCAGGGTGCCACGCAGAACCCGTTAAAATATCTAATCGATATGCATTCAAATCATTTTTTGGGTCGCCCGCCATTACCATACGAATTGACACATTTGCTTCCGGATCAGTTTGAGTAGAAGAATAAGGCGTCAATAATGGTTCTTTAGGTGGAGCAACAATGTCTAATGCGCTTGGAATATAGGCAACGTTAACGTTGTGATCACCTAAAGGAGTAACAACTGAACCGCTAGGTATAGGATTGCTTATGTTTCTATTAGGATTACCCGGATCGCTAATAATAGCCGGAGAAACAGTAATATTTGCTGTACCTGTACCCGTACTCACAACAGGAGCAGTTACTACAAATTGCATGTTATCTAATGGCCAAGCTTGATAAGATAATGGATTGATTATTTGTGCGCCTGATACACTAAACCTGTCTCCAGTATTAAATACCACCGTGCTAGGCGTAACTCCTGTAACAGGAATAACATTACCACTTGATACCACAGCAGTAGTAGTAATCGGACCAGGACCATAATCACCTGCGATTTGCCGATAGATATTCTGTGTTTCAAATATATCAAATACGCTTAATCGACCTAAAATACCTTCTTGAGTGATATCTTCATTAAGCGTAGGGTTGAAGAAATTTGCGAGAGCACTATTTAACGAATTACTATCGTCTGGATTTATAGCTATATAAGCGTTGTCCATAAAACCAATCGCTAATTTCATCATTTTTGCTTTAGCTTGGTTTATTGAAGCAAAACTATTCAATGGAGTTCCAGGAGTTCCAACAAAATAATTAAGTTGTTGAGATGCCTGTATACCAATATCAGTAGCCATCTTTGAAATCATTCCTTGAATAATCGATTTAATGTAACGCTCATAAAACTGATCGACTTTCAACGTCAAATCAAATGAGTTAAATTCAATCATTTGGTTATATTGATGGTTAATCACCAATGGCTGAGTTTGTTCTAAAACAGGAACAGGAGTCGCAATCTGACTATCATTAATCTGAAAACGATTTCGCCTACGAATATTAAACGTATCGCCATATTTGTAGCCACGACCTGCTAAAGCCATCATTTCAGCTTCAACTACACGGCTTGCAGTATTTATAAATATATTGTTGTTTACGAAGCGCGCCAAACTATACTTAGTGACCGCCTGCGTAAAACTTAAGGTATTCATTGTCATCGCTTATCACCTCTTTTTGGGTTTATTTTTTAAGGACGCTTTTAAATCAGCGTAACTCATAGTAATTAAATCGGGAGTCATACTAGGATTCCCTCTTAAATTTCCACCATTTAGAGGCTTTGGAGCATTCGATACAACGCGATTGTTAGAAGAATTAACAGCAACATCTATCATATGTTGTGCTAATGACTTTGCACGCGCTAACGGATTAAGTGACAATATTCGCTTCAATTCAGTTGGATTTTTAGACAAAGAATAAACAACATCGCCTGCATTCGGCATGAATTTAATGATGTTTAAAAATTCTTCTCTTTGCTGACCAGGAATACTGTTAGCAAATTCTGAGAATGATTCATCAAAATCATCATACTTCTCTGCACTTGAATTTATGTTTTCACCCAATTCGTTCAAGAGTTCTTGATTAGCCTGTTGCATCCGCTTTAAGTTTGCGTCCTGTTCTGCTCGATTAATAATAGACTTGACCTTTTCTTCTACTTCATCTTTAGGTTGTTGGTTATTACTATCTTTCTGAGCATTACCATACGTGGTCTCAAAAAGCTGACTATAAGACTTTAATTGCTCTTGCGTTTCATATAACTGATTCGTTAATTGAGTATTCTTTTTCCTTAAATCTTTTTCTATTTTTCTTAATTTCTTTCGGAGATCTTCATCACTTTCTTTCCCACTTTCTTCAGGTATATCACCCGATGCATGTTCAGAAAGTCCTAAATTCTCTTCTTGAAAATTTTCGTTTTCTACTGCTGAATTTTCTACGTTATTATCAATTTGCACAGGATTAGATTGAACTTCACCTTGCGCTTCATTCATCGATTGCATACATTCTCTCCAGTTATCCAACTAGTTGATGTAAAAATAAATCCAAAATGGTAATGGAAATAGTAAGGAAAAGAAATGTAAGTAAAGAATGTAAGATTAAAGAATGTAAGATTAAAGAAAGGAAAGGAAATAAAGATTATTTTGTCGGAGTATTAGTGATATCAATTAGCTTACTTAATACATCCAACGCATTACCTTTTAAGTCTACACCAGAACGGTAAGTATTAGCAAGTGTTTCTAAATGTTTTTGTCGTTCATTTGACATATTTTTTTCATGCTCTACAGCTAATTTTGCATTTGAAATCTGTTGGTTTGTTTCCTCAAGTTGTTGGTCTTTTGCTTTTAACTGTTGATCGACTCCTTTACTCTGCAATTTTTGTTGTTCCAGTTGCATTTCTTGGTCTTTTTGTTGCAATGCTTTTTGAGCCATCTGTGCCATTGGATTAGGTTGAGGTGCTTGAGGAGGCATAGGTTTCCCCTGCTCCTTTGCTAATATCTGAGGAGGAACTAAAGTTCTTAATCGTTCAACCAATTGAGGACGATTAGGTAATTCTAAATTATCAGCAATTAAATCAGCAACTAAAGGCATTACTTGAGGAATACTTGAGGTAAGTTTTGTTAATAGTTCAAGTTCATTTTGTTTTTGGAAAGCAAATGAAGTTCCTGCTTCTACGGAAAGCTCAAAGATGTCTTTAGTAACATCATTTTTTAAATTTCCATCTTCATCTCTATAATTAATCTTTACAGTATCCGATGTTCCATCATGCTTCAAAGTTCCAATTGTGCGTTCAGTATCAAATATTCGCGGAATCATTTCTAGTACACAACGCCCTACTTGTTCAACGGCTCTAATATAATTACTTCTATAAATTTGAGCCGAAAAAGTACCCTGTTGCATTTTCGCATTAACAGCCATTTGATTCATTTGTACTGGTTGCGCTAAATTTTGATTATAAATGCCTAAAATACTCTGAATGTCTTGTTCTGCTCTTTCGTAATATTGATACAAAGACTGAGATATTTCAGAAGGTGGAAGTTTAATGGGTGGGACCGTTTTGGGATCTGCATTATAAGGCAAATAACCTTGCACTAATTCAGGTCTATTCCATGTATCTTCAAATCCACGTATTTGGTCAGGAGTTGCCAAATATTGCTCTCTGCGTATGTTTTTCAATGATTGAGCAGCGGCTACCCCTGCATAATTCAGAAATCGTTGAGCATCCATAGCTTGATGGATAAACGATTGAGTATACTGTCGACCTTGCCAGATAAATGAATCGCCATCCATGAAAATAACAGGCATAATGGTTTTGCTTGGAAATTCATTCTTTTCCAACATTGCATTTTTTACCATCTTATAATGCATTATCTTAAAATCAATGCATTCTCTTTCTTCTAGAATCTTAGGTAATGCATAATTCATTTTTTTCAATAATTCAAAATATTCTTTTACTTCACTCTCTTCTAGAGCCTCTCCAGTATCAAGCTGAACTAATTTTTTCTTAAAATACTTTTTACAATAATAATCTACCACTGTAATTGTATCTTGAGTAAACCAAGAAAAATAACGAGGAACATCACATGGGAAACTAATAGGCATCTCAACGCCTGGATAAAGTTTAGCAAACGTATTTTTATCTACCTCATGATATACACCACAAAAATCACCATCAATTTTACAAGGATGAACAGCTGTTGGGTCAAAAAACGCCCTTTCTGGCATTGATGGAGCTCCAATTCTAATAGTTTTATGAAAACTATGATTATTCTCATAATCATAATGCAAATGTAGAGCGCCATATCCGCAATATATAGTATTAGCAAAAGCAGTTTCAAAATAAATATTGGACTCACTATTATAGCTCAATCCTCTTACCATATTGGTGACTAAATCAACGTCTCTCTGAAGCTGTATTAAGCCATTTGCATCTTTCTCACTAATAAATTGCTTGCTTCTAACTTGTAAATTTGGAGTGATCTCACGAGCTTCACCAATTATCTTTTTAGTATAATCATAAATCTTATTAAACTGTAATAAAGGTAACCCCAATCGAGTAATGTCAGCCTGCTCCTGTAAACTCCATTGACTTAAAAGAGCAAATTGCTTATCCATTTCTCCATTCTGATAGTTAATAGCAAAATAGTTATACCATTTGTGTATATTGCGTTCCGCAACAGCCACGATGTTATCTTGCTCATCTTCATTTATGTCAGGAATTGCAGAATAATAATTATACATAATTAAAATCTCATAAATTTTGGCTTTATTTCAATCTTATTTATCATGCGCTTCTCTTGTGAGTTCAAGTAAAGCATAATGTATTGCAGTGCGTCATGAATATGTGAAAACTCATTCTTGAATGGTTTGTCATCATATGTTTTTTCTCCGTTAATCTTAATAGACTTATAGCAATATCCTCCCAAAAATCCTTCTCTTAATACCGTGGAAGTTCTACGTGAAACTATTATCTTTGGAAGACCCTCTACTAACTGAGTTAATACGTGTCTTACAGCGTCTATTCTAGGACGTGTAAAATTAGTTGATGCTCCCATAATCTTATATCCAGCTTCTTGTAGCGCATCAAAGCAACTTGTCAAATCATTTTCGTTCTTCTTTTCTCCAGCGGGATCGCCAACAAATGCAGCTATTTCCATACCAGAACAATTTCTACTTAAAAATGGATTTAATATATTCTCTATGAAGTCCTTTACTCCCATCCTAGTCGTAGTAAGTTCATGAACTACATTATAAATTCCTTTTGTAGTTTCTTGAACCAAGATAGCGGCAGGTGTAAGCCCAAAATCCATACCAATATATAATGGCAAATCCCTATCGATTGGAATAAATTCAACGCTATGTATATCGTCATTATACTCCTCATATATCTTTTTAGCATTAATTAGTGTTCCATATTTACCTAAACAATAAACATTTATGAACTCCTGAGTCTTTCCAAAAGCATTTTCTAGATAATAGTTAGTGCCTAATCGTTCTATGTTATCAGCATCAGGATTGGCAATATAATCACCATTTTCATTTTCTAATAGTCCTGGCGGTTGCTGAAATAATACATGAGAATCTATACCCTCATTAAATAAAGTAGGTATCCAATGTTTTTCAGATGGAGGATTAGTATCTAAGATTACGCCTCGCCAATAAGAAGGAATTTGATTCATTAAATAACGACCCGTACGAGGTAAGGTGTGCTGGAATATGGCATAAGGTATTTCAGAACATTCATTAAGATAAATCCCGCATACTTCGAGAGACTTAAGTTTCCTGACATCACTTTCACTATCTAACGCTATAAATATTACCTCAAGCTCAATATCTCCGTTACCATCATTAAAATTATGACGGACAGTTAGAAGGGGTTTTTTATTTCGGTGAACTTTACCTAAGTTACTAAACCAACTTATCCATGAAACATAAGTTGTAGATTCAAGTTCAGCATATGTATTTCTTATGATTGCCCATCTAGAACATCTTTTACCTTCAGACGCAATGGGCATCTTACAGCTTCTAAAAATGATATCAGCCAACATAGCAGTAGTCTTTCCACTACCATAAGGTCCAATAATACCTCTTACTAGATAATCATTTTGGTGGAACTTTAAAGCAGTTGGAGTGGGTTTATAAAGAAGGGCTTCACCATCTTCATCGAATAGATGAAATGAAAAATTATCATAATCTATGAAGATATCTTGTTTTGAAGGCGCTGAATGTTGTTGATAGGCTTTTTCGACACGACGTACAAATGAACGTCCTAGCATTGATCAATCCTTTTTTAAAGGAGCTATTGGAGCTCCTAGAATTGAACTATTATCAACCCATCCAAATTCATTTGATTTTGCTTTACATCTAATACAATCACATAGTCCATCATCTCGATGAGAATAGTTTTCATATAAAGGTTTTAAGATGTTATCCTGCAGTGAAGTTGGACTATCGCACCGAGATACTCCTGTCGTATAAGGAAGTGGGTCTAAAATATTATATAAAGGTTGTGAAGGAGCTTCCATACAAGGAAACTTATATAACATATCATTTACCAATTCTTCTGCATATTTATTATCAACACCCAGAATAGCATCAATATTTTCTTCTGTATTAGCTATTTTAACATATAGATCTGTTACACCGTTTAAATAAATAGTAAATATACCTTCTTCTTCTGGATCAACATGACCACAATAAATACAATCTTTATCAACAATAACAAGTTTACCATGCCTGTCTTTAAGTTTTATTAAGTTTTTCATAATATCATTATCTCAAAAGATTTATCAAAATACACCCATCCAATCTCATCCAATAAAACCATATATCCTGAAGAATAAAAAGTAGTA